CGAATGAGGTACAGTCTGCATTGACTCTACCTCTAATGCAACTCTATCAGAGTTGATCAGTCTTCAGAAAGTGACTGGAACCAGCTAAGGGCATCGTCATCTTCGCTAGAGGCAGGCTCTGGCGTTGCTGTTGATGGTAGCTCAGGCTCACTGTAGGCAGCTACTTCCTTATTAAAGGCAGGTCTAGCAGACCGTAGCTGCTCTTCAATGTCCTCATCACCAGAATCCTCTTGGGCTGCTGGGCGGCTGCTAGGAGCGCCTAAGCCTAGGACTTGATTAAGGCGCTTCTTAAGAACATCATACTCATTGAACTGATCAGCAGCAACTAGCTCTGATAGTGAGTTCAACTTATTATATAGAGCTTCTAGTGCATCGTCATCGCCATCTAGAAGAGCTTCTACCTTTGCAAACTCGGAGGAGTCATAGTTGCGATAGCCAGCAACGTTCTTAGCCTTGAGCTTGAAGCTAGCGCCTTCCCAGAAGTCGAATGGGTTGATTGCTTCTTCATCTTCAAACTCAGGCTGCATAGCAGACATAAGCTTATCGAAGATTTTCTTACCGAACTTGTAGAGGAATACTCCACCTTCGTTCTGGGGATTAGCAGGATCCTTAACCACTAGGATGTTAGCAATATAGGTAAGCTTACGCTTTTGCTTACGTGCTTGATCTTTACCTGAGTCAGTACCGTTATTCCAAAGCTCAGAGTTGAACTCAGACAAAGGGTCTTTCTGGTTGAGTGTAGTCAAGCTGTTCTCAATATACCAGCCACCTTTACCTTGGAAGGCGTGGGAGTACATCTTGACGAAAGGCATATCTTCACCTTCAGGCTGTGGAAGGAAACGGATCACAGCATAACCGTTTTGAGCTTTATCACATTCTAGCTTCCAGTAGCGGTCATCACCGCTTGAGCCAGCTGTATTCATCTTCTCTACTTCCTTGACGAGCTTCTGGGTAAGTGCGCCGAGAGATGATTGCTTCTTGAGATCTTTGAATGACATAGATTTGTTTGGATTGTTTGGATAACTGGCTGAACTTGTTTATTATAGAGCATAATAGGTGGGATGCCAAGCCCATTTAGACACTTTGTTGATTAGAACATAGTAGGTGGTGTTTCTCCACCAGGCTCTTCATCATCTGGATATCGCCCATACTTACTGAAGAAATCTAGCTCAAACTCAATATCGTCTAGATTATCATTTACTTCATCAAATACTAGCATAGGATTGTCTCTATCAACAGTATGACCAAAAGACTCAAAATGATTTAGAACTTCATTCAGTAGCTGTTTTGCATCGGGTGAGTCGGTCATCGTACACCTAAAGCACATATTCTTCTGCTTAGACATAAGGCGGCGAAGGAGATCTAAATTACCTTGCTGCTCAATAATAGTAGCATACTCAGCATACTGAGAGAAAACTAACACTTCATTTTGAAGTTCCATAATCTCTTTGATAGAGTCAAGAACTATTTGTGATGAGAAAAAATTGTCTTCAGGCATGGATGAGATCTCTTAAAATAGTTTTGCACTTAACGATGTCGATACTTATGAATGGGCGATACTTTTTTACTTTAAAGCTCACGGTTTCCCAAATAGGATCATTTAGTTTCCCATCTATTTTAGCACAGAAACCGAAGATCATATCTAATATAGTCAGTGTCTCGATTGATATATCCCCTCCAAGGTACCTCTTAACTATAGGTGGATGCCCTCGGCTCGCGTCAAATAGTTGTGGGAGAGTGTACTCATCAAATAATGTAGCACATTCTTGTCTGAATGTATATGTAAGACTCTGATACTTCTTACTCAATGCGGTATAGTTGCGTTCACCGCTCTGCATAATTTCACCAACCCAGACCGCAGATGGATTCTCGGTGGCTACAAAATTTGCGATGAAGTACATTTTGACTTCATCGTCTGATAGTTTGCGACTCATACGTTCAAAGAAGTACTTGTCTTTTCTTTTATTGAATGCAGCTACAGAGGCTCGTGTCTTACCGTTGTATCTAAAGAAGTCAAATTTAGCATCAGTGAAATGCTTTTTCATTGCAAGGTATGTTGTGTAGACATCATACGGTGACATAATTCCTCTGCGTAGTCTGCTATTCATTCTGTGAGTTATAAAGGTAATCTAGCTTTACTCGCACCAATGTTCTTCATAAAGTTTAGATTGGTGGCGTCAACCTTAAGCTTCTCTTTGAGAGGCTTGGTCATAAGCTTGGATACTGATTCTACCTCAATACTCTCTTTTTCGCAATAGTGGAGAATGGCTTCAATATAGTTTAATTTTTCACTCAATACAATTTTTTCAATAATATAGGAAAACTTGATTGGGGTGAGAAACTTTTCCTCTAAGACCTTCTCTAATTCATTTTGGGTAGTCATAGGCTTTCTAGTTTGTCGTTTACAAATTTACGGATATATGTATCAAGTACTTTAACCCACTTGTATACGTCTCTTTCTTCATATACTTTAAGCTCACCATCTTCACAAGCCATAATAATAACAAGTTTTTTGGCTTTGATACCTGTTAGCTCATACAACATACAAGCATATGCAGATGCCTGAACAAAGTATCCTTCAACCCACTTTAGAGGCTTGGGAGATTTAGAAGTCTTAAAGTCAATAATAGAAAGTTCGCCATCATAATCACCAATGCAATCAGGAGTACCTGCAACACCAAGACGCAAGCTATACATTGCTTGTTCTTGTACAATAATATTATCAATCTTGTTTAGTGCTGGCTTTGCAGTATTAAACAATATTTGAGCGATAGGAACCTTAGCTTTGGGCAACGGCTCATTTTGTAAGTAATGTTCAGTTAAGAGGTGCATATCT